ACCAAGTGCTTCAGAAGTTACGTTAGCACCAGATACTTTGTCTGCAGCAATTCGTTCAGCATTGATATCTCTAACAGCACCACGGCTAAGATTTGCTGCATTTACTGCGTTGTACCCAGCATTACCAGCAGCTTGTGCCATAGATGCAGCAGATCCTACATTCTTAAACGCTGCACTATTAGGATCTGAAAACTGCTCAGACAAACGTAAAGCGCTCACTTGAGCAGGGTTATATTCTGCAAACTGACGAGCGCCTAAATTTTGAGCAACACCAGTAGCACGTTCTACGTTTGCTAGAAACGCATCGCGCATTGCTGGATCAAGACTCGACCCACCGCTAGAAGAACCACCAGACATATTAAACCTCCGTTGACAGCCAATAATGTGTTGGCTTCATGTTGAATTTAGAAACAAATGTTCGCGCCCATCCTCTGCGACCTGTCAGAGTGATTTTTTGGCATCCCATGTGTTCAGCGAACTCTTGAATATGGGGTGTTAGCTTTTCTAGCTCTTCTAGATTGCCAGCAGCCAAGAATATGTGTAAAACCTTCATTCTTGGAAAGGTTTGAACCTGAGTAACAACAGCACTGTTCTTACTAGGCCATAACTGCATCGTACAACTGTGTAAACAATCGGCTACGTCCTGCATATTATGTGTGTCGTCATATTCTAAAGCAGGTTCAAGAATATGGGCGACTTTTTGGAAAGATAAGGCCCACATTGGCAATTCGCCATCGACCTTGTATCTTTCATAGTCAATCATCGTAGACCGCCTGGCCTTCCATCAAGCCTAATAATTCCAACACGCCAATCCACATTTGAGTTTCCTTCGATCTTTGCAGCCAACTGACGACCAGTTATGCGTAAAGATGTCGGGCTACTCAACGAGTAAGGGCCATAGTTGTATTCTGTTGCATTTGGATATAGCTTGGTACTGAAGCTGACCTTAACGTCACCAACAGTCTTCTCGTCACGCACAAGACCAGTAACGTTCATTACTCGGTCACCAACACCAAACTCAATAGGACCAGACTCGGCATATGGCTTAACAGAGTCATAGTTAAAGCCAGCCTCATGCTCATAGATGTACCCATCTGTCGAAACAGCCAATGGGAAAGCAAATACGCCACGGTCAATAGCACAAGTACGGGCTAATTTACCGATAGACCAATGGTTTTCACGGTAGTTCCAAACAACGTATGAATCAACCTCTGTTGCCGCAGCGCTTGGGTAATACCACCAAATCTCACCATAGCTGGTGTTGTGCTGGCTATAAACCTTGGATGATTGAGTGATGTTCATGTCGCTAAACACGTAATCAGACACATCTGAGGCCAATGGCTTAACAAAGCCATCGTATATCCAGAATCCAGTAGATGACATCCATGCAGCAGCATTGTCAATAACAGTCACTGCATTACGAGAAATTACACCGCAACCAGTACCAACACGCTCAAACGAATAAACGTAAGGTGGGCCAATGTATGTACTTGTATGTACGTCAACGTCAGTAAACAGCAAGATTTGACCACGAACACGTTTACCGCATTGGATTGATCCAACGGTAGTCAGTTCAAAGTCACCAGCTTGATTTGTGGCAGAAGCAGTCCAGTCAGTATTGTCTTCTTGATCTGACCATTTGACCATGCGAGGGTTTCCAGAAGCACCCAAAGCAAACAAGAATCGCTCTTCAGTGACTACTAGACCAGAACAGCCTGTAGGCGCTCCAGAAATTGCTGCTGCGTCAGTTCCTGTATTAAGCTGCCACTCAAGTAGACGACCATCAGCGCTAGAGCAAGCAACAAGGTATTCACCCCATGTGTCAACACTCCATGTGGTTGCTGGAACATAAGATCCTAGATCTGGCCTAGCAACACCATATGCAGAACTGCCGTACAAGCCATAGCCATAACCAATTTTCAACGTTGCATCAGCATTTCCAGCAGTTAAATCTGATGGTCCAATGTCTGTCAAAGTACCAGCTTCATTCATGTGGTACAGATGGTTATGAGTGCCAACAGCAATCCTACGATTGTTATTGTTGTCACGCCACGTCAGAATTCCACGAGCCATGCCAGTTAGCTGTGATGTAGAACGCTTACGCCATCCACCAATTGGACGGATTGTGTTCTCAAACCATCGCACTAAATTGGCGTTATTCCACCTACCTTTTGATTGGTATTCAGTGCCATTTTTATAGACACCAGGTGGGATTTGAAGTGGAATATATGACATATTTGCAGTCTATCATACTGAAAGGTTTGAGACAAAGCTTACTGTAACGATGGCGGATGGAGTTGTAGGTCTTGTTGGGTTTGTTGCTGTACCATATTGCTCAATACTAACCCCAATATCAGTTGTACACCATACCAACTCTATGTAATCAGAAGCTTGCAAATTCACAAAGAAATTCATAGCAGCGATTAAATGAGATGGATCTCCAGTTGACTTTCTTGCTGGCAAAAAGAATCGACTATTTGAGTTTGCAATATTTGTCCCATTTTTACGGAACCAAATATCAACATCTTGACCATCGTTTGTTGTATTCTTGAATTGAATAGAAAATTGAATGTTATAAATACCTGTGTCTAAAACATTCAATCTTGAACTATTTGATAACGTGACTCCATTTGAGAAGTCAGTTGTATTAAACGTAATTGGATACGCTGTTGTGGTATTTGATGCAGATTGATCAGTAGAGTCCTGAAAAGCACCATATGGGTTATTCAAGTACTTGCCACCACGAGGACCAAGTAACGAAGAAACAGCATTTACAAGCTTAATGAAAAAAGTACGCAACACTCCATTATTCTGGGACTGAAACAGCGCAGAATATGTTATAGGAGGTACTGGAAGACTCGGAACAGATGGAGTCTCCAGTTGTTGTCGTAAATTTGGCATATTACTTGTCTGCTTTACCGTCTAGCTTATCAAAGATCTGACGACAAATATCCTTGATTTCTCTCAAGTCTTCTTTGTAGTCATTTTTGCCAACATATTCATGTGGCATAGATCTAACATCAGAATCCAGCCGCTCAATGGCTTTTGTAATGCTATTTAATGTCCAGCCTCCAAAAAAGGCAGCAATAGCAACAGCTCCATTAAATAAGATCTGATAATCCATGTTTTACTCTGGTTGTGTAGGCCAAGTAACTTCCCAAGGGAAACCTGATTGAGCTGTAACGTCACGCAAAGCTTGACGGTATGTTGCCCACAATTGCTTGTCAACAGGAGCATCAGCAACTTGCGTCCAATCAGTATCAGACAGCTTCTTAGTGCGATCATCACGCACTGATTTAGCTTGAGTAGCATCTAAAGCATCTTTAGCTTCTTGCTCCATGTCAGCTACTGAATACTTGGTGTACCACTTGCCATTGACTTGTTCGACACCATCAGCAAAAGCTGTTTGATAACGAGTAGGTTGAGCTTGTGGGCCTTCAAAGACTACATCACCACCTAGACTGTTAATGACAGCTTCAGTGAGTTGTTGAGGCAATGAAGTATGTGGAAAGAGAGTGCGGAACTCTCCTTCGTAGACTACTTGACCTGTTGATTGAATACGAATTTGCATGATTTGTCCTTATGCGATTGCAAAATAAATATAGGTTACGCCATTTGTGTTTACATCAACAGATGGTGAGGCAAGAAGTTGAAAACCAGTTGTTATTGCGTAAACACTATTTGCATTAGATTCAGCCGATGTAGAGTTCCAAGCTAATGATGGGTCAGTCCCTGCAACAATTCCTCTAGCAGAATCCCAAAAAACCCAATTTCCACCCGTAGCATCTGTTCTTTTAATCATTACAAAACGAGCGCCACCTGTAAAGCCACAATTAATAGTTGTTAAGGTAGCATTTCCAGTATATGAGCCAACTTTGCTAACTCCTGCACAAGTTGCAAACAAATAAGCAACAGCTCCAATTCCAATATTATTTAAATCACCATCTGTTCCTAAACTAAAAACAGATGCAGTTGGAGCAGTGTTATTCCAATATGTTGAACCGACTTGAAACCCGCCAGTTGTATTTAATCGGGCAAATTTCGTAGCTCCCATTGCTGCGTGATAGACAGGATAATCACCAACTTCATCACGTTTTTTACAAATAATCATTTCAGGAACAGCGCCTAAATTATGATTAAGTGTTCTGTTTGAACCATCACCTACATAACAAACTTCATCAAAAAATGATGGAGCGCGTTGAAAAACGTTGTGAACAACAGTTGCTCCGCTTGTATTAAAGTTTCCTGTACTTGCGTCTGCGCCTACAGTGTATGTTGTGTTAGTTCTTGCAGTAACAGTATCTCCAAGAGTAGATTGAGCGTAAGTCCCATAAGGAAACAAAATTTTTGTTGGCCCCCTCAAAAAATCAGAAAACCCGCTACCGTTAGCGACCCCTCTTGCAGAACCAATTACTAAATCAGGTACAAAATTATTAGTAATTGTTGCAGTGGCTCCTGTTCCTGTTCTAGCAACGTTATAGTAAACTTTAGTTGCATCTGTAGGCACTTTCGTGTGCCCACCGCGAATGGCAACATAAATATATGTGCCAATACCAATAACACTTTCGAAACCTGTTGCTGTTGGGTTTACACCGCCGTTGCTGGTTTCAGCATTAGTTAAGTTGGGATATAGCTCCAATGGATTTCCAGAAGCTGGCCATCCACGCATATTGTCAACAACACGCCAATTTCCCGTGTTATCAGCACGTTTAAACATCAACCATTGTGGCTCATAACCAAGCGTTATTGTTGAGCCACTAAAAAAGCCACAACTAATCACATTGTCTGTGCCAGCAAGACCAAAGCCTCCTGCGTCATGTGCAAAGATATAGGCAACATATGTTGTTCCATTTGTGTTTACCGATGAAGCAGTTCCGACAGTAAAGTTAGTGGATGTGGGTGCTGTGTTATTCCATGTTGTGCTTGACGACGCTTGAGCAGCGGTCGAGTTTAAAGTGATCGTATAGTTCTGTGGGTTTGTTCCGGAGTTTAAGCCACGGTGATAAACAGCCCAGCCACCAGTTGTACTAGTGCTTTTAACAATGATGCAGCCAGGAGTTGACCCAAGGTTATGTGCTATTGTTTTTCCGGCGACACCGTCACCCGTATAAGTCACAACATCAAAGAACTTAGCCTGCTTGCGGAATGTCCATGAGGCATAGTTTGTAGTCGAGCCTTGGTTAACACTTCCGTCTGTACCAAGAGAAAAACCATCAGCGTTAAACGCCGTGAGCATCTGAGCATTTGTTGTCTCTGCTGTTGTTGCATTTGAAGATATGTACTTTGTCGCGCCGCGGGCTGTGTCGGTGATCACATGAGGGTCGGTGGTGCTTGGTCTGCTCTTGATCCAAACCATTCCTCCCTTTGTTGAAAGGTTAATTCCGTTTGAGATTGAGCGTGCCGCACTGTTACCAGTATAAAGATAAGTCGAAAACACATCCTCGATGTAGTTGGCAGCATTGCTGACTTGAGAGCTTTGAGAACTGAACATTAAATTAATCCTTACAGGTAGTTCTGACCAGCATTAGAACCCCACCAGTACGTACCGTCACCAACAAATACATACTTGTCACCTTTAGATGCTGTAGATGTAATAGTAGGAGCTGTACCAGAAGGCCATTTAACAGATGAAGGCCATGTAACAGTACGTGAACCTGTACCATCTTGCTTTAATAGCAACGTAAATCCTTTGCCAGCCGTAGCTGTTGGGAACGTAAATGTGCAGCTACCTGTCAATGTCAAGATCTGAACTGATCCGTTAGCCAAATCAATCGTATAGGATGTTGAAGTGTTAGCTGTAGCAACTTCTTCTGTGTAGCCGTTAGTGAACGTACCAGCTTCGATTGTCTTGTTTGTCAGCGTCTGACTGCCTGTCAATGTGACATCGCCAGCACCACCGCCAATAGCTGTAAGAAAGTCAGAAGCAGACAATGCTGTGACTGTATTGTCTGAGTTCAATCGCAAGTAGCGAACTGCACTTGGATTTGTCAGCGTAAATACAGCTTGACCAACTGTTGTTCCACCAAGGTTTGTACGAGCATCGCCAGCAGTAGCAGCACCAGTACCTCCTTTAGTCAACTTCAGTACAGGGCCAGAATCAAACAAAGCATCAATGGTGTCCAAGTCAGCATTGAGCTTAGTTCCCCATGAATCAGTTGATGCGCCAACTTCTGGCTTTGTCAGCGCTAAGTTTGTGGTAGTTGTATCAGCCATTTTTCAATCCTCTTAGTATCAATTACCGAGAAACCGTTGTCCATGATTCAGATGTATCAGATATTGGTGTCCATGTCTCTGATATTTCGTCTTCTGTTTCCCATTTTTTACGTCCAGAAATAGTGATACTAGACGTAGTATCAAATTCAACTGGAACAATGTGTATTCTTTGACCATCAACAATAGCCTGACTTGTACTTGTTATATCTACGAAGTTATTGAAAACTCCAGTAGAGTCAACAGTCATCACCGCTTCTGATGCAACAGTTCCAGTTACAAATGCAACTCTTGTTCCACTAACAGATACAGAAGAAGCTCCTGCAAATGTTACAGCTCCAACAGCTTTATACCTGGCATCAACAGAAACTGCACTACTTGCAGCAACAGTGAAAGCGCCATTGACAACACGAACTCCAGCAATTGACGCAGCGCTTTGGGCTGCTGCTGTCAACTCTCCGAGGCTTACTCCATAAGAGTAATTACCGCCTCCATAGTAGCCAGAGCCGTATGAAGCCATATTAGGTCAGAGTAATGTCCAAACTACCAGCAGGGATGCGGAACACATCGCCATCATTGATTGTTCGTGCCGTTGTCAAAGCAGCCCATGCAATCATGTTTCCAGATGTACTTGCATCGAAAATAGCAGCATGAGTAATAGAACCCCAGTTACCACCGTTAGCAGCAGCAAATTCAATTGCAGCGCTATTTGTAGCCAATGTGGGAGATGTGCCAGAAACAGTAATTGTTCCTGTAGCAACACGAGCATAGTCGTTACCAGTTACTTCAGTGCCACCACCAGTATCAGATGGTGCAGCAGTAAACAAACCAACATACCATGATGTTGGACGTGTTGCTGAACTACCAGTAAACAGCCAAGTTAAAACTAAGCTCTCGGTATAGTCTGAAAAAGAAGACATTTATTACCCCAAGGTTCGGGCACGGACAATTGGTGTTGTGGCGACAGAAGCCCTTTGATCTGCCACCACAATGTCTTCCATCGAGGCAATATATAACTGACCCCATACGGCAAGACGTTCATCATCTTTAAGGTAAGGTGTTGCTTCCAACAGCGCACCGTAAAGATACAAGTCTGGGGCATATGCCAAAAGCCAGTTGCTTGTGTTTGTATCACTTAGCGCAGTAATCTTAGCATAGTAAGACAATTCTGCGGTGTATTCTGCGTCTGGAGTTGGAATAACCTCAAGCTGGTTTCCAACAATTGAGAAGTACTGGGGTTTACCAGTAGCTGGGAATCTAGATGAACGAAGAGTATCTGCATATTCCTCTGTTACAAATTCCAAAACAGTGATTGGGTTTGTGTTCACCTTGAAGGTTTTCGTTTCCAGGTAATCTGATGGATAAGCAAAATATTGCGTATCAACAGGAGCAGTGGCTCGTTTAACCATTTGGCGTGTACGCAACTTACGGTTAAATTTAGCCTCTGCCAAGGTAATGAACGTAGGAATTGAAGCTGTCAAATCATCGCGGTTTAAGTAGTCCGCGATGGTTGTCTTCAATCCGCTGAATGTATCAAGCGCCATTTTCCATATCCCTACACGCTAACGTGTGTTCATGTTTGTATTCAAAAGTGCCAATGTGATGGACCTCTTTTGACAGATCTTGGTCAATATACGTCTTATGACCTTTTTCGTAAGCTCGGCGGCAGAACCAAACATCTTCACCAATGTAGTCCTCTGCTGCTGGAACCCAAGGAATAGCAAACCAAGGATATTCCATTGATTTGTAGACTTCTGCTTTTACGAGCATTACACCCATTCCGCAATAGTCAACTTCTACGAGTCCAGTTGAATCATCTTCAGTAAAGACTCGATTGATAAATTTAACGTCATCACCATCAGCCCTCTTTTTAACAGCAATTGGCTCTGTTGGGAAGCGGCGTTTTGCATAATTTGCACAAACAATGCTTTCATCACGGGCAAGCAGTCGGATCAACGCATCTTTAGGAAAGCGCATATCG